TAAACCAAATAACTGATTAAATGAACGCAACAGAAGCAATCAACAAAATCGCTGACTTGTTAGGTCTTAAGTTCAAATCTGAAAAGTTTTCTGTAACCAAGTTGATGGACGATATCACAACTATCACCAACAACTCGGAAAATCCATTCTCTGTGGGTGATGAATTATTCATCGTAGGTGAGGATTCAATTTTGAAACCAGCCCCTGCAGGAGAGCACAAAACTCGTGATGGTGTACTTTTAGTAGTAGGTGAAGATTCTATTATCTCTAAGATTGAAGAAATCAAAGAAGAGATTGAATCTCCTGAAGTAGAAGAAGCATCAGACGATATTGAAATTAATGAAGAAACTATGGCAAAAGCAAAACTTACAGACGGAACTGAAATCATGACTGATGAAGACGGAGATTTCCAAGTTGGACAAAAATTGTACGCAATCACAAAAGAGGGTGAAAAAGTATCTGCTCCTGAAGGGGAACACACAACTGATTCTGGAATCGTATTAACCGTAGACGGTGAAGGATTCATTACAGGTGTGAAATATCCTGACATGAGTGGAGAAGGTTCTCTTGAAGATTACAAAAAAGAAATGAAGAAAATGAAGGAGGCTATGTCAGACATGATGTCTGTATTGTCCAAGTTCAGCAAGGACTTTGAGTCCTATAAAAACGATTATGAGGATTTCAAGAACTCCCCTGTGTTTGAAAAACCAGTGGCTCGTAAAACATTCGCAAAAGAAAACATTGCAGATGCGAAGGTAGCATTCTTGAGAAATGCATTAATAAAATGGAAAAAAAGCATTACAAAAAAGGTGAAGTAGCTAGCTTCTCTTTTAACTATGATTTGTCTAACCTTCCGACTTACAACTCATACGGCGACGATATGTTGATTAAGGCGTTCTTAGGATTGACTTTACCAAAATATTCATCTGTTAGACCAAACTTGAAAGGTACAACTGAAAAAGTAGGTTTCGTAACTAACGATGTTATTTTACAAGATTTATCTTGTGGGTTTGACCCAACAGGTGACACTGTACAAAATGTCGTTACAATCAACTTATGTAACAAAAAAGTAAACCAACAATTGTGTCCTTACTCTTTGTATGACACTTATTTGAGTCAGTACTTGTCTGATAGCAATTTCCAAGAATCAGTTCCATTTGAACAAGTAATTCTTGAAGATATCGCTAACAGAACATCTAACCAAATTGAATTACAATTATGGAGAAACTCAACTGCGACTGGTTCAACTGCATACGACAACCAATGTTTTGACGGTGTTATCCGTTTAATTACTTCAGGTAACGGTGCAACTCAAGTTGCTTACACTGCTGCTACAGCATCAAATGGTTTAGATGTATTCACAACTTACTACCAAAACATTCCTGAGAATGTATTACACAGAGATGACCTTGTTATCTATTGTGGATATGCTGACTACAGAGCGTTGGTAGCGTCTATGAGAAACAACTCATTCATCAACTTGTTCACAGACCCAACTGGTGTTGCTACTGAAGGTTCTGATTGGGGTGTTATCCTACCAGGTTCAAATGTAAGAGTAGTTCCAACTCAAGGTTTGACAGGTCAATCTAAAGTATATGCAGGTCCTGCACAATACATCATGATTGGTATGAACGCTGAGATGATGACTCAAAAAGCAATGTACGACCCATTTGAAGATATCGTTAAATTGAACTTACACGCTACTTATGGTGTGGGTGTGTTCTCTGTAGATTCTTGGTTAGTAGCAAGATAATAAACCTAAAAAATAAAAACGAAAAATTATGAGTTGTTTTATATCAAGTGGGTTTACATTAGATTGTAGAAATGCATCAACAGGTGGTTTACAAACTATTTGGATTTTGGGTGGTTCTGGTAACACAATCACATCATGGACTTCAAATGGTGATAACCAAGTTACTGCAGCATCTGGTTCAGGTGTATTCTACAAGTTTGAACTCACTAAACAAGGTTCTTCATTCACTGAAGACATCGGGGTGAACACCACTGCTCAGTCAGTAGTATTCCAACCGACATTGGTAATGAACTTACCAAGAATGGACAAGGATTTGAGAAATGTATTCCAAAATCTTGTTTCACAAAATAACATCTATGCTATCGCAAAAGACAACAACGGTCGTTATTGGACAGTTGCTTGGCAGAACGGAGCATTGGTAACTGCAGGTTCTCTCGCATCAGGATTGGCTTACACAGACCTTAATGGTATGTCAGCACTTACAATTCAAGGTGGTGAACCAAACGCAACACAAGAAATCCTTGTAACTACTACTCTTGGAGCAATATTTACAGGTATTACGGTTCAAGCGTAATTAAAAATAATAATCGGGACCTCTCAAACGGGGGGTCCCTTTTTTAGCCAAAAGAAAAATATGAAGTGGAACGGTAGACAATACAGACCAGCGAACGCACAATTTATCACAAAGAAAAAACCCTTTGATTTTCAGGAAGCATTGAAACCATACGGCGATAAAGAAATACCAGTATGGAGTGCTATCGTTTCTGTAAATAATGAAGTATCTCAGCCTGTACCTGATGTTACTCCGACTCCTACAGGAACTGCTGCGGTAACACCAACTCCGACAAACACACCTACTAATACAGAAACACCGACCCCTACACCATCGGTTACACCATCACCACAAGAAGTATTATGGGTTGCTAATTCAGGATTTGAGGATGGTTATTCAATAGACGGGGTAAATTGGTCTCCAATACAATCTAATTATCAACCTACTGTTGATAGTCAATGGCAAGGATTAGCAACTAATGGTAGTAGATGGTCTGCGGTAGGAACATATTTTCCTGGATTCTTACCTTTAACATATTACTCTGATAATGGTTATTATTGGTATTCAGGAAATAATAGTTATACATCATTCCTTTCAAGTTCTCCATCAGAGTTGGCTTCAAATGGGTCTATGTTTGTAATTGGAGGAGCATCAACTTACGCAACAATATTATCAGGTGGTTCATTTACAACAGTTGGTTATTCTTATGATGGTATAACTTATTCGGCGGGTAATATTAGTTATGCTTCAGGTTCAATTGCCAGAAACTCGGGCATCACATCATTCGCATATAATGGAAATATGTGGTTAGCGGGTGGAACATCAACAGGAACGACCGCAAACCAAACTAAACTTATTTATTCTTATGATGGTATAAATTGGACGGGTCAAACAAATGTAATATTTACAGGGACAAGTGTGACTGGTCTTGCGTATGGTAATGGTATATGGGTTGGGGTTCAATCACTTAATACCAATAATGCTAAAATCTGTGCTTCTACAGACGGATTTAACTGGACTGCCTCAACAAACGCAACTAATACTACTTTATTTGGAACTACTACAAGTCCATCTCAAGTATATTTCTTTGATAATAAGTTTATCGCAACTACCACGGCAGCAAGTGGAGCAACTAATCATCTTATCTGTTATTCAACTGATGGTTTAACTTGGTCTGCCGCTACGGATACAAAAACTTTAATGCCGTTAGGTCCAAATCATTGCTCAAGTAATAAAACAAACTTGATGATTTGTGGTGGTAGGGTTCTATCACCAAATAATATATCACTTTACAGGTCAACAAATGGTATTAACTGGTCTGCGAATACTAACACAGATTATAGAACAACATTTACAGGAGCAACATTTGCTAATATTTCAAGCAATGTTCCTATGTTACCACCACCAAACCCGACACCTACCCCTACACAGACACAGACACAAACTCCTACGAACACAGGAACACCAACAGGAACTCCTCAATCTACATCAACGCCAACTCCGACAATCACACCAAGTCCAACACAATTACCATTCTTATTGAATAGTTATACTGGTGCGACATCAGGATACTCATTTAGAAAATTGAATAGTTCTTATTCAGGTAATGTGATTAGAGTTCGTAGAAGTTCTGATAACACAGAACAGAATATTGGATTTAATGGTAATGTAATTGATGTATCCGCTCTTACAACATTCGTGGGAGCAAACAACGGATTCATCGTTACTTGGTACGACCAGTCAGGAAATGGTTACAACATGACTAACTCAACTGCGGTTCAACAACCGATGATTGTTAGTGGTGGAACGGTATTGTCAGATTCTAAAGGATATTATATATTGTTTGATGGTTCAAACGACAACTTGTTTGGAACAACAAATGGTTTAGATGGATTGTTTAGTGTTGGTAATGTATCTTATTCAACATACTTGGTTGGTTTAGCAACAGGAACAGAACAGACATATATCAGTCAAGGTTCTCCTGCTACAAATCAATCATTTGGTCTCCAAACTCAAGTTACTACAGGTAATGGACTTCAATACTGGTATGGTAATGATATGGCATCGGCAAATGATTTAAGAAACTTAAACATAATCGCTGGTCTTACTTATGTAGTTGGTGGAGCAAGAACCACAAGTGTGAACGCATTTACCAATACTACAGACACTCCAGGAGCACATAATATGACTGCGTCAGGAATACCTACTTACAACGGTAGA